CCCGATTTCCTGCGGGGACAATTGCATGATGCGATCCAGCATGTTGAGCACGCCAGAGATCAGTTGAGCAATCTCAGCCGTGTTATGATGCGTCAGTTGTGGGGCATGGAACGCTTCACGCTGATCGGCTTTGAACCTGTAGTTCTGTGTGGCTGAGTAAGGAATGAAGACACGGCCATCCAAGTTCTTGTGGCCTCGATTCTCAACAGCCAACATGTACTCAGTCGGCACCATCTCTTTGTCGTAAAAGATCGGTGAGTTGAGGTTCTGCTTCACCGCCACCAACCAGTTAGTCAGGCAATTGCTGATGTGATCTTGGAACGGCATCACCTCAAGGGCGAGAGACCGGAACCTGCTGCGATTGAAATCTGCGTCATAGGCGTAGGTCGGGAACCGATCAAAGGCCAGAGGCTCAGCCCAGATGACAGCGGAATCAGATGCGAATACGAACCTGAACCAGACCGGATGCTTATACGTGCCAAGACCGTAATCCGCTGGAACGATCCTGCGAAAGTCCTGCGTAAGTAAAGTGGCTGAGTTCGAGTTTCCGCTGCTGTAATAGCCCGCCTCGCTCTCACGGTCCAAAGCACCAACACCACCAACGCCATCACTGGTGTTCGTTGGGAAACTCATCGCGCACGGGAAGACTTCGGTGAGGAAATCACGAACGCCCATGTCGAACCACTCCGATGCGCCGAACGATATCTTACCCTTGTTCCAGTACAGCGGGCTGTCTTGGATATCCTTATACCGGCACAGTTCCCAGTAACCCGCGTAACTGCAACCAGAGTTTGAGTTCAACGTTGAGAGCCTGTGGTAAAGGTCGTAGTACACCCGCGAAGGGTGCGGCATGTTGAATCTCAGCCCTTCCCTGATGATCTTTTCTTTCCCCTCTTCATTTTCCTGTTTCTCAACGAACCACGCTTCACGCGGGAAGTTTATGGAGAACCCGTACAGCAGGGTTTGCAGTATGGTCTGCTTCTCATCCGCTGGGTAATCGAACCACGAAGACATCCGCTGCACCACCTGCGTAATCACCTCGCATCGCAACCGATTCTCTTTTGTAAACTGGACTGGCTCGTACTTGTAGAGCGGGACCAAGTTGCGGTCATTGAATAGCTTGGCCCACCGAACGGTGATGTAGGCCATGACAATTGGAACGAATACGGCAAAGAAGACAGGCAGATTCAACGCACGCTTCTTTGTTCCATCGGCGTTGCAACATTCCTTACCGTTGTCCATGACCACTGGCAGCAGATGAGTCAGGCCCCATGAGTTAACTAACGACATCACCTTCTTCTCGTCGGGGTTGTCGTTGAGAAGGCCCCTTAATTGCGTGTAACTGACCTGATACCACGGCTGATCATAGGCCCAGTCCATCGACTTGTAGAGCCGGTAGTCCTTCCTGTTCCGGTCGATGCCGTTCCTGATTGAGTCCCTGATGTCCTCGATCAACTGTTTTACCTTGGGGCGACTCTCAATCGTGTCAGCGTTGAATGCGGCCTTCAACGACTCACGGTCAAGCTTGTGTTCCTTCGTTAATCTGTTGATCGGTACAGGCACAGCGTTAGTACTTTGCTATGACAATAGACGGTTTGCTGGCCTTCGGCTTCGGAGGTGGTGCTTCTTCAGGCGCTTCTTCCGGTTCAGCTTCTACACTTTCATCTGTGGCTTCTATCACGTCGAATGTCGCTGTGCTTTCGGAAGCCCCAGTCTGGCGAACCTTCACGCGAAGCTCGTAGGTTCCGCCAACGGACCAGTCCTTGACCATCGCGTCAACGCCGCCATCAGATCTGTCCATTATTAGTTGGGATGTCATACTTGATCAAAGTTTGTTGGGCTGATGTCGTAATATTCCTTGTAAGTCCCGTCAGGCAGTCGTCGGACCTTCAGATCAAACCACCACGTCTGCTTCCATTGTTCAGATTGAAGCACGGTTGGCTTGTTGGACATCACGCACATGTATTCGTCGTCAAAAGACCGAGAGTGGCAACGGTCCTGAGTCCAATACGTCTTCGTCGGTAAAGCCAGTGATGGCGCTACAGCCACAGTGGCGGCAGCAGCGGCAACTTTGGCGAGGAACTTGCGACGTGTGTTCACTATTGGAACCCTGCGCTCGCTGAGTAGATTGCGCAATGCCTGAATTCCGTGCTCTAGTGTGGTGCCGATGATCAAAGTTAACGACAAAGGATTCGTTTATGCCACAGAAGGGTTCTTTCTGCCGCCGCTCAACATCAAGCAGCTTGAGATCTTCAACGATCCGCACCGATACCTTCTGGTCCATGGTCCGCGCATGTCAGGGAAGACTTTCGGAATCATCCACAAGGTCCTTCGGCACGCATTCGACATTGACGGCGCGATGGTGGCTATCGTCTGCAAGACACTGAAGAACGCCAAGAGCGCAGGGGTCTGGTTGCTGCTCTGTCGGATGATTAAGTTCTGGGAAACGAAGTGTTATGGTTTCAAAGTTGTCGAGGGACCAAAAACGGCTGGGGACACCAAGCTGTCATTCATCCGAATCCGAAACCGGCATGGAACTATCTCGGAGATTCAATGTCATTCGCTGGAACACGCACAGGAAGTTGAGGCTAAGTTCAAATCATCTGGCTACTCAATGTTCTGGCTTAGTGAGCTTGACCAGTTCTGCACCGAACACGCATTCGACATCTTTTGCGACGCGCTGCGCATGACGCCGTTCGTTCCGTTCGAGCAGCACCAGATTATTTGCGACTGCAATCCACCGGACACAGGAACTAACAACTGGATTCACGACAAATGGTTCAAGTTCAAGGATGCCGAACCAAAAGCAGACGAGACGGAAAAAGCCAAGATCGCCAAGAGCAGGCTGCACCGCATTCTGGTGATGATCGAGGACAACCCACAGCTTTCACCGGAAGCAAAGGATGATTTGATAGAGCGGTATAGAAATCGACCAACTTGGTATAACAGGTTCGTCCTCGGGATCTGGGAGATGGCCATCTTGGACGGTCACTTCTCTGAAGTCTGGGATGAGGATAAGCACGTTCTCGGAAACGCCAATTGCCCTGAGGACGATCAAGAGATCATCATCCCAACGTCAGGTTGCCGCACACTTCTTACCGGCTGGGACATGGGTGACAAAAACCATGCGTTTCTGATCATTGAAAAGATCACCAATGAAGACCCAATCACGCGCCGTCAAGTGGTGTCGTTCACCGCGATTGATGAAGTTGTTGTCGTACGGACTTTCATGTTGATTGAAGACTTCGTGGGTGCGTGCCTTGAGCGAATCGAATACTGGGAGCGATGGCAACTGAAGCAACACAACATCACTTTGAACTGGCGACACTGGTCTGACACGTCAGCTTTCGAGAGGAAAGCTCAAGGCGGCACATCCGACGCGGCAATCGCCTTTGAGGCGAGTGACGGACGAATCGTCCTTGATGGCGCACCTAAATACCGTGGGTCCAATCGGGACAAGGTAAACCTGCTATCGGAATTGCTCGGGCAGGGGCGGCTTCACATTTCAGCGCAACTGTTCTCGACACGCGCAATGTTCGCCAATCTCAAGAAAGGCAGTGGAGCAGTTGGCCAGTTCGTTGCCAATGACGATCACAAGCACCCGTTCGATGCCCTCGCGTATCCCATTATCGCGGAAGCGCCGAGCGATATGCTTCAAAACTCAAACGTAACGACGGCGAAGAAGGAGTCAGTCCCCGGCCTGATCGTGGCGAGAATGTAAAAAGCCGCCCCCGAAGGAGCGGCCACTGCACGGACTGCGGACCCTTTACGGAGTGGGCGGAACCGGGGGCGGCTCAACGATGGGACCAGCGGTCGCGTCGTCGAGGGCCTTCACGGCAGCGGTGATGACACGCAGCTTCTCAACGGCTACGGCTGCGCGGGGAACACCAGCATCCAGCAACGCCTGATCTTCAGGGCTGATTGGGCCGGGGTTGGCCTGCAACTGAACGATGGTATCCTTGAGGAACGCCACGTCGCCAGTCACTCCGGCGAATGCTGTAACGAGGGTATCAACGGTTGCTCCGATTTCGTCGAAGGCCGCATCCACCTTAACACTGTAGGAGGCAATAGTTTCTGCCATTTTGTTTTACCTTTGGTTGTGCTCCGCCTATGGAGCGGTTTGGTTGTTACTATCCGTACTCGAATCTAACTGGGTGAACTTAACTGCCAGTGCCTTCAACGTACTGGAAATCTTCTCTGCGCGAACAACGAGCGCGGCCAGTGGACTGAGATCCACGCTGCCCTGATTGGCCATGATGAGGGCGGCAAGTCTGGCCTCGGCTGCGCTCAGGTCGCAGCGCGTGACCATCATGTGATTGGACTGCCCCTGTGCAGCCACGGTGTAACGCAGGCCGTTGGCGGCGGTGGTGGCTGCGGCAATGGCCTCGGTTAAACTCTTAATCAGACGCTCTTCGTACGTGCTCAATGGGATCAGCGTGGCAGAGCGAAACACTAAAGGCAATGGGCAAAAACCATAACGTAATACTACCCAGTCGCGGCAGATGAGGTTTGTCCGTAAAATTACGGACAGCTTCCACCTTGACCACCGCAATACCGCTGATTAGCGTTGAGCGCATGAAGAACAAGAACATCACGTTGAAACTTTACCGGGACAAGCGCGGGCAGTTCCGCTGGACCCTGATCGCGTCGAACGGGAAGAAGCTGGCGGACTCGGGTGAAGCCTATAAGCGACGCGGCGCAATGGAAAAGGCGCTTACGGCCATTCTGCTCGGTGGGTTCGCTGACGCCGAGCACGAGCACGCTGCATCACTGGACGAGGACGAGCTTCGGGACTTTAGGCCCGACATCACGCTGAGCGATGAAACTGATGGAAAAGCGTCGCGTTAACGCTAACGGAGACAAAGAGGGCTGTGCTTTTTGCAGGCATGAAATCGATCATGCGGCACTTGGTCACAAGATGCGGCAGGAGCGCGAGGGCCGGGGCATAGCGCAGTCAGAGGTGGCCAGCTACATGAAGCTCTCGCAACAGTACGTCAGCGATCTGGAACTAGGTCGTCGGCCATGGACACCGAAACTGATCGAGCGATATCTGAAAGCCGTGGAATGGACGAAGCCATGAAGAAGAAAACAAAAACAGTAACACGCATTGAGGCACCACCGGGGCTTCATGCTCTGGCTGAGAGATTGTTCAACATCGGGATGGAGGGCTGGCGCAAGGTGGACAAGAAGAAGACGCCGATGAAGTTCGATGAGATCGAAAGCCCCGGCCAGAAAGCGGGCTGGTATGCGATTGCGATGTATGTCGAGTCGGTGATGAAGGAGCCGTTTTAATGAACCCGATTATTTGCCGACACTGTGATAAACCCGTCGCTGAGTCCGATGCCGTCGTAACGCACTCATACTGGCAAGGGACGAAGTTCATGAGCCACAAAGACTGCAAGGCGGCTGGCGAGAAGGCGGAGGCTCTCGAATGCCAAACGATAGACGCTGACTGCAACGACTGCCGACACTTTCGGCGCGGCCAACTCGTCT